CTAGACTATCAAATATATTAGGATTAACACCCAATAAAATATATGGTAGGAATTGTATTATAAAAGAAGTATCACCAAAAGATTCTAAATTATTTTTAGATAATAACCATATACAAGGTAATGTGAATGCTAAAATTAAACTAGGGTTATATCACAATGACGAATTAGTTAGTCTTATGACGTTTGGATTACTAAGAAAATCAATGGGTGCTACTAACATCGATGGTACATATGAATTATTTAGATTCTGCAATAAATTAGATACAACAGTTATTGGTGGAGCTGATAAGTTATTAAAATACTTTATTAACACACACAACCCAAAAGAAATCATTAGTTACGCTGACCGAAGATGGAGTCAAGGTGGGTTGTATGAAAAATTAGGGTTTGAGTTCATACATAATTCAAAACCTAACTATTGGTATATAATAGGTACCAACAGAGAATATAGATTCAAATTTAGAAAAGATGTTCTAGTTAAAGAAGGGTTCGATATACATAAATCAGAACGAGAAATAATGTTAGAAAGAGGTATATATAGAATATATGACTGTGGTAATAAGGTTTATACCAAAAAAATTAAAATATGAAAAAATTAGATATAACACAAGAAGAACTCTTATCACAATACAACGATTCTTTAGATAAACTATTAGATGAATGTGATTGGATAACCTATATTACTGGTGAAATGATATGTGGGTTGGTTAAATCCATTCTAATTAAAAATAACATAGAACATAAGCTTTCTAGTGAAGAACTCTTTGTGTTATATGATAAAAAATATGATACATTAAACCTAAAAGAAGGTGAATGGCAAGAAAAATACGGTATACCAGAAATAATTGAATTTATCTATGATATATTAGAAGAAAACAATGATTAATTTTTACTTGATTTATCTAAATCTTTAAGATTTGTTAACGCATCTAACCCTAACATGTCTTTTAAGCCATTTTTAGTAGCCAAAGCATTATAATCATCAATAATTTTCTGAGCGTCCTTAGCAATACTAGAATTAGGTTCTTTCATACCCTTTTCCTCCAATGAATCAACCAATGATTTTAATTTACCCTTATCTTCAAGTGTGTTTTTAATCTTTAAGATTATATCTTTATTATCCAATGCCTCCTCAGCATCAATTTTGTTTCTACCAGTCAAAGGAACACCAATCATCTTAGAAAAACCCATAAGAACATTTTCAGTTAATTGCATTTTGTTCTCTAATCAAAATAGCATTATATTGCTCTGTAGTTATCCTTAATTTCATCTTATGTGTTTAATTATAAATATCTACATAAACAAAAAAAAATAATATCACCATTAGAATTAGATATATATATATACCATCACATAACCTAGCAATCGAATTTGATGGTTTATATTGGCACTCTGAGATACATAAACCATCAAATTATCATTTGAATAAAACTGAGTTATGTGAAGAACATAGAATATATGATTTCGGAACTATGGTATATAAAAAAAACCCCAACTTATTAAGTTAGGGTTTTTTATTTTTATTTGGGTTATTTTAGATATTATTAAATGAAGCCCCAGTGTTCATTATTACAAATTCCACCTGAATAAACTCTAAAGCTCGCGTTGGTTTCAAGAAAATTTGACCCACCAATTGGTTTTTATCAAAATCTTCTGGGTCATTTGAAAGAACGACTCTAAAGTCTGTTAAACCTCTTTGACTTCTAATATTGTCTAAGATTGGGTTAACTTGGCTTAAGAATTGGTTTCTTACGATAGTATCGTTTTGTTCGAACAACAATCTGATACCTACAGCAGAAACAAGTTTTCTAGCTTGTAACAATAAACGTCTAACGTTGATTCTATTAAGAGCTGTTTCTTTAACTTGAAGAGTTTTATTACCCCATATTTTGATACCATCAGATGCGAAAGTAGCGATTGGGTTAATTCTGTTTTCGTAAAGTATATCTCTACCAGCAAGTGTTAATTTAGCTCTTGCTTGAATAGCGTCAACATCACCTCTATTAACCCCAGCAACTGCGAACCATGGGTAAGAAATGTTGTCAGTCAAGGCAATGTTTCTTACTACGTCACGTGTTGGTGGAACGTATATAAGCACGTTATTTTCAGCATCATTTATTTGAATCCATGGCCAATAAGTACAAGAGTAGTTACTATCAAAGTTACCATCTAATCTATCAACAACTTCATTTACATCTAATATTTGACCATCAGCAGAAGTATCTGGTGTTGTCATGATGTATAATGAGTCAGCTCTATCCATTTCAGTCATGTCAATTGCAGCCTCGATTAAGTTAGTGTTATCCCAATTATCAATACCTGGTGTTGTAAACACGTTGATATTAACAGCTTCTGGATTTTTAAATGTCCAAATAGCTTCTAAGTAAGCATAGTAATCAGAATTGATACCTAAATCTCCACTAGTAAGTGTTCTATTTTTGAAAGTCGTACCGTTAGAAAGACCAGCAGCACCATAAGTACCGTTGATTGTATATCTATCAGTGTTTGTTCTTCTTGTTCTATAATCATCCCATCCATCAAAACCACCGAAAGGTACAAATGTGAATTTACGTGCGTATAATTTTTCGTAAGGACCATTAATCAATCCAGATTCAGTTCTAAACTGCCAATTACCAGTATCAAATTTAAACGTTGGTGAGTATGTATCACCAGAATTATTAATTATTACTTTTACGTTATCGATAGTTACAGCAGAAGCAGCATTATCCATATGGAAACCGTTAGTTAAACCAGTCCATACATTAGGGTTTGTAGTTTGAGGTATACCTTTGTAATCAAAGAAGTCAGCATCAATACCAACACTATTAGAAAGACCTAAAAATATTCTATTTATCCTTTCAAATGGTTCATATTTAGTTTTATATAACATAGATGGATTAACAACTGTATTATTTGAGTTAGTTTGGTAATCACGTATTGGATATCCAACAAAACCAGCTGGGAATGCATCACTATTGTTTGTTGTGTCATCAATTTCTATCAACACATAAGCAGATTTAGAAGTATATACACCATCTAATGTACCAATCATTCTACCAATATAATTATTAGCTGATGGGTCCATAACACATTTTGAGAAAGATTCCAACACCACTGGTGAAGCATCTGTATCGTAGAAACTTCTAACACGAACATCAAATTCTTTGGTATCTGGTTTAATATTAACAATAGAGATTTTAAATTGCTCGTTTGCTGCATTACCATCAGAAATAGTTGTAAATCTAAATAATTTTAATACTTTATTACCACGTAATTCAGAAACTACCCATGGAGTGATAGCTGGTTGGTATTCTTGTAAATAATCACTAAAATCATTAACATAAGGCACCAACGCTTGTTTAATACCTCTAATCTTACCTAATTTATTATGTGTATTAAATAAGTTTTCAAAATACTCTTCAACAAACAATGCTGTATTACCATCATCATTATTTCTTCCTAATACTTTAGTAATTTTATTAGTTTTAGTACTATCAAAAGATAATGTATAATCAAAATCACCTTGTTTAGTTGATGTACCGCTAATTGAAAATAATCCAAGTGGGTCATTAGTAGATGTAACCACTGTAGAATCAAATCCAATATTAGTTGAACCAGTAATTTCGAACAACGGTAATTGAGAAGTTGTATCAACAGAACCTCTAGAACGTAACAACGCTATTATTTGATTTTCAACATCAGAATAAGAAGAACCACTAAATTTAGTAACAAGACCAGATGTAGTACCAGTAATAGGTGAAGTACCATGTGTTAATAAGTTATTAGCATTAACTGACAAACTAAAACTAGCACCATAGAATACTGAACCACTTTTATAAAATGTTTGTGAGATATTAGATGTAGCACCGATAGATGCATTACCTAAGAACGCTAATTGAGTACTGATTAAACCTTCATTAATAAGGGTTTGGATTGTAGGTTCAGTAGATACAAGAGTAACAATTGTACCAGCAGATGTAGCTGTATAGCTAATTAATGGTGCGTATGATACATTGGTTGCTGTTTCAACAACTGTTGTATTATCCATTGCAGCATCTAACGCAATACCCCAAGCCAAACCAGCATCAAAACCAGAAAACCCTAATACTCTTGTTACGAATAATTGGTTTGATTGTGATAAGTATGATTTTGCGATATAAGGTAATTCATATTTTGGAGCTCCATTGTCTTTAATTATGGTAGCATCTAAACCACCAAAGAAAGATTGGAACTCACCATAGTTGGTAATAAAAATAGGTTGGAATGCTGGACCTATTTTAGTCTCACCAACCATACCTAAAGTTGTAACACCAACATTACGTGTTATAAATGATAAGTCTCTTTCTGATGTATAAACACCTGGACTTACGAATACTTGATTTGGCATAATTTTATTTTGTTTTTGTTTTTGTTATTATTTACTTTATTCAATTTTATTATAAATATTCAGAATTTTTCAAAAGTAACCCCTATCAAAAAGATATATTTCTTTTAGTATGAAGTTTATCATACTTTTATCATACTAATACAATATTTATAGTAAAAAACGCTATGAAAAGAGATAAAAACTTAAAAATAACCACAAACACACATGAACTTCTTAAAAAGTATTGTGAAGAAAACGGACTTAAAATGTTTGCCTATACCGAACTGTTAATTAAACGTAATTGTATATTAAAAGTCAAAAATCAAAATGAGCAAGACATCTATGATGAGTATTAATTATAATTGTTGTATCGGAATTACTGT